ACAAGGCTGAGAAATGATGGTTCGACAGGCTCACCATAGTAATGTATTGGGTTGAAGATAATTCTAAGAAAGTAAGAATTGGTGAGTGAAGTATATCAATACTTAAGAAAGGATAGTGAATTATGAAAAGATGTAAAGATTGCAAATTTTGGGAAGGATTTATTGATGATGATGAAAAAGAATCATTAGGTCAATGTAGAAAGCATGCTCCAAAATTACGGGCTTTATTATTATCTGATTCGATCAAAGACAATGATGACGATGGAGAAAGTATAGGTCGAGAAGGTATTTGGCCTGATACAACCCCAGATGACTGGTGCGGAGAATTTGAATCGAAAGAGTATAAAAACGAAATCATTTTGTTTGAGGGCATTATATCAGAACTTATAAAGGCAATGCCGGGCTTTGAATCAGTTGAACAGATTGATTCCGGACGCATAAAAATAGCATGTGAGACACAAACTCAAAAGTATTTCAGATTAGAAAATAGAATATCAAGTAATTCTAAAATGGAAATTGTCATCAGGGAATCATATTAATTTTTCTAAGGATAATGACTGCAACTCTTGAACAAAACGATATACGCGATACGCAATACGCAATACAAGAACGTTATCGTCCTCTACCGCTGTTCGAGGAGGAATTAGAGATACTCGCCCCGCGAAAAAAACAGCACATGCTGGACTGGATGCAGCAGTATTACGTTCTTCCTGCGAAATCCTCGCGTATAAAAGGGCCGTGGCAGCTGTCTATAACGCCCTACTGGCGGACTGTAATTAACTGGCTGTGCGATCTTACAACGCGGGTTATCTGGGTCTATGCCGCCACGCAGACGGGTAAAAGCGTTATATTGGGCGGCTGGATGGGGTACTGTATCGATATCGACCCCGGGCCGATGAAGGTTGTACTGCCCGATGAGAAGGTTATCAAGAAACGAATCAAGCGGCTCAAGCCGGCGTTCGAGAATAGCCCCCGAATATTGCGGCATTTGGGCGGCGATATTCGAAATCTTCTTATCGGCGAGCCGACGGACCTGGATAATATGCAGATCGTTCTGGCATGGCCGACCTCTCCGATTACACTATCGGATGATCCCAGCCGATACGTGGCGGGCGATGAGGTCGCTTTATGGCCGCAGGAGGTAAAGGACGATACCGATGCAATCAGCTTGTTAGGCAATCGAACAAGGACATACGAGCAGATAAGTAAGCAATTTTACGTGACTTCGCCTAAGAATAAAAACGACTTAGCCGATATCAATTTCGAGGCTTGCCAGAAGTGGTCGATTCATATCCCCTGCCCGGATTGCGGGGTATATCACGAGGCGATGTTCGAGAACGTCAAGCTCGAAAAAGATTCTGAAAGCAATTTTCTCAAGCCCGCCGATTACAAAAAAGGCCACGGACGCAAGAGACATGCATGGTATCAATGCCCGAACTGCAAGAGTAAATGGTCGGAGCTCGAGCGTAAGGCGGCGATCTCCGGCTGCCGGGCCTGCCCGGAAGGATGCACGATAGGTAAAGACGGCGAGATTGCCGGTAAATACGAAGATTCGACCCATAAAGCCTTGACTGTGCCTTCGGTATTAGTGGACCCGATGTTCACTACAGTCGATACATTAGCCGCCGATTGGGCAACCGCCGACAGGCATCGAAAGGCAGGCAATATTCAGCCTTTTCGGAATTTCTGGAACAATCAGAACGCCCGGGCCTGGGAGCAAAGAGAGCGGGCAACTTCATTGATAGTCCTTCAAACACATATCGGCGGCTACTCGATGCGGGACCGCAAGGTGCCGCCCAAAGTGCAGATAATTTGTCACGGTATCGATGTTCAGTCGGACCATGTCTGGGCGGTGACAAAAGGATACGGCTACCGCAACGAGCAATGGCTGCTTTACGCCGGGCGGGTAGAAACCGGCCATACCGGCAGGCCGGAGAACTGGGACATTGTCGAGAAGGTTGTCCGGGCGGACTGGATTTCAGAGGCGGATGAGACTATAAAATTCTACGCCTCGAGGGCGGCGGTGGACAGCCGGTTCCAGATGGCCGAAGGTCGGGATGAGGAGTCCACGGTAGTATATGATTTCTGCCTGAGGTTCCCGCCGGAGACGGTGATTCCTATAATGGGTTACGGCAGGGACAGGATGCGAACAAGTTTATATAAGGTGCGGCCGGTAGTGGGCAAAGCACTCAAACGTTACGATTTGAACGTCGATATGGGCAAGGACAGGCTCTGGCAGGTCCTGTTCGATAAGGAAAAATCGCCGGGGCCGGGATATCTTCACCTTCCGAACGATCTACAGGAAAGTTACCTTCGTCAGCTCGCATCGGAGGCCCAGTTTGTCAAGCGGGCGAGGAGCGGGCGAGAGATTGTGACGTGGGAGAAAAAGCCGGGCTTTCGCGAGAATCATTTATGGGATGCCAACGTTTACTGCGATCTGGCGGCCGAGCTTGCCGGGGTCTTTCACCTGACGGATATAGATTACGTGGAAGCGCTAAGAAGAAATCAAAAAGAACAAAAACAGGAACATGGCCGAACGGTCGGCCAACGGTCAATAAGAACTAAATATTAAGGAGATAATTATGTCAAAGAAAAAAACCAAAGCACAAATTCAGGAAGAACCCAAGCAAAAAAAATGGTCGTTTCCCACTGTTAGCAGGTGCCCGCGGTGCGGGACAACGGAAACGATTTGCCGACGAACCGACAATAAATTAGGCCGCCAATATCGTATATGCAAAAGGGCGGTTTGCAGGAAAACATATACAGTGTTCGGCGAAAAAGTATAAAATACTTCCAAGTTTGGAAGCATTTCGGCTGAAATCGGGTTTTTAGCCGTTTTTTTGTTGTTTTATGACAGGCATTATAGGAAATTTAATAATGAAAACTAAATAACGGGCGATCAATCAGCCGCCGACGGGCGGTTATTGTTAAGAATATTAAACGGCAAGTTGGTGCCAACTCATCAGCTTGCCGTTTTTTATTTGCCCTGAGAAAGGACGAATATGTCACTTACAAGCTCGTCAAGTTTGGCCGATGCAATTTCCCAGTATAACGACAATATTTTATGGGAAGGCGATACCACAAAAGCACAAAATGCCCTGGCGGCGATAAGATTTATCCTTGTCAACAGGCCGATAAGAATATCGGAGGAGTCGCAGTCGATGGATTACGAATCGCTCAAAGACCAGGCAAAAGAAATCGAAACTTATCTTAATATTTCAAATTCGACAATCGAAAAGACAAGCTTTACGCGGGGAAGGATGCTGCTTTAATGCCTGTAGTAAGAACGCCCAAACCGGAAAAACATTCGGACCAGATACTGCAAACCGGTCAGTTCGGAAGATATACAGCATTGGGATTTCGTTCGGCCTCTATCGCCGAAAGGGGAGGCAGAGGCTATTCACAGGGTTCGGGAGATGCTCACAGCAGGTATGATCGGCCACGATTAATTAATCAAAGCAGAACTTTTTACCGCGATAACGGGTTGTATAAAGGCATGATCGATCGGGCAATCGATTACATGGTGAGCTCCGGCTATACGCTGCAGGTCACTACCGACAATGCGAGTTTCAATAAGAAGCTGGAGGAACTCTGGAACTCGTGGAATTATAAGCCGGAGATAAGGGGCTTGCTTCTCGGTTTCGAGACGGCACAAATGTTTTTAAGAGAAGCGGTTCTATGCGGTGATATAGGGGGTATAAAAACAAATAAGGGCGTCCTGCAACTCACGGAGGCCGAGCAGATAAACGGGGGGAACCAGTCGAAGGACGGGATCGATAAAAATATGTACGGTGTGCCCACCGGTTTCTGGGTGAGCGGCTATAACGACCAGGGATATCTCCATACGAAAACAGCGAGAAGAATCGAGCCGAAAGATTTTCTTTTTATGACAAACCCGGACAGGCCGAGTTCCACCCGGGGTGTGCCCGCGTGCCAGAGTGTTTTTCCGATGCTGCACAGGATAAACGATGTATGCGATTCGGAAGCGATTGCAATGCAGCTATTGAGCAGGCTTGCGGTTTCTCTTACAAGAGAGCAGGCGGACCAGAGGGCGATTATAGACAGCAAGGTCGATCCCGCCAAAACAGGAACCGATACTACCGGACAATGGGGCGCCCGTCTGACCGAGCTCGAATACGCATTGGTATTCCATGCAAACCCGGGCGAAAAAATAGAGGGTATAGAACATAATATCCCGGCCAAAAATTTCGGTGAATCGCTTCGCACTTTCCTGAGACTCCTCGGCCTGCCTTTGGGACTGCCCCTGGAAATTGTTTTATTAGACTGGACTAAAAGCAATTATTCCCAAAGCCGGGCAGTGCTCGAGCAGGCGTTTCAGTCTTTTATAAAATGGCAAAAAAAGCTGGAAGGTTTTTATTATACCCCTCTTTTCGAATGGAAGATGTCGGGATGGAAAAAGGCCGGGCTTCTGGGCAAACGAAAAGAAATACCGTATTCGTGGATTAGACCTACTTTCCCATGGATCGACCAGCTCAAGGAGTGCCAGGCCAAGGGCATGATGATCGACCGGGCCTTAATGACTCATTCCGAGGCCTGCAAGAGCAGGGGACAGGACAGGGAGGAAGTCATCGAGGGCAGAAAAAAAGAGATTATCGAGGCGATTAATATAGCCAACGATATCAAAAACAAAACCGGTGAGGAAGTTGACTGGAAACTTTTCGCAGGATTATCGAACGGTAAAAACAACGAAGCGAAAACAACCAAAAAGCCGGCGGACGGTTCGGAAATAGACGAAGAAACCGACAAGGAGCAAACCGATGAATGAGGCGATTTTAACGGAAATGCAGACCCATAAATGGGTAATGGAGCCGACGGCGTTAAAGGCATTCATTGAAAAAGTATCGAAACTTTC